ATTGCGATACTTCGGTTTGGGTCAATGCCTTGCCTCTGAACATCCAATTTCCTTCTTTGGTTTGATGAAGAATATCCTCATCAGAAATCGAATTGTAAAGTTCTTTAACGGCCAATTTCAGAATCTCTTGTTTGGCGGTTTTATCGTCTATCTTTTTTATCCTTTTGATTGCCCAATCAATGATTTTTTTTACAATCCAATTTCTCATAAATTATTCTTCCTCGATTTTCGCTTTTCTTTTTGGCTTATCACCGACCTTCTCCTCCCTGATATTGATTGTTTTCGGTCCGATATCATCGCGATAGGCGATTTCCGGAGGATCCTTGGGTTTTTTCTTCTGGAAATCCCAGAAACATCCGTGAGCCAATTTTCTATTCTCCTTATCAAGGATTAATCCGCCGGTCTTATCGTAAAGGGCCAAAATTTGTTCAATCGGGGCATTCTCTCCTAGACCGCCGATCAATTCCCCTGTCTGACCGGGGACTCCCTTAATGACCCTGTCTACCTTTTCATTGTTGACCAAGAAGAAATCCCCAAAAGCAATCGGAGGCAAATCTTTTTTTATTTCATTATTGGTTCTTCTTGTCTTTGATTTTATCATTATTTTTTTTATTCTTTATGTTCTCTTCTCGACCTTTTGTTAAACCATTGCTCTCGCCAGTTGCCGATTGGGCTGACTAGGCGAGAAGCCGGGTTCGCCTTGATTCTTTCCCATAATTTGATTTATTAAATTCTCCATATCATTCTTCGATCCCTTTTTGACCATCAACTCCTCAACCTCCTGCGGCACCGAAGCATAAAGAAGTTCGCGAACCAGCGATTCAGAATCGATATTTGGATCATTCCGCAATCGATCATAAAGCCGTTCCATGATTTGCTGGCGATATTCCCTATTTTTTACCAACATCTCGTCAATATCGATTACCGTCATATATTTCATTTTTGAAAAAAGATGCGGATTCAAAACGATAATAGATTCCTTGCTGTCAGGATAACCGATTTCTTCCAATAGCTTCATCGAATATTGCTTTTTTTCTTTTTGGCTCATTTTCTTGCCTATTAATGACTCGTCAAACCGAATCTTCTTAGAAACCTTCCGGCCATTAATCATTTGATTCTGCAAAACAAATTCCCGATATTTGAAATTACCAGTTATTTCATCTATTTCGGGAGCAGTCAAATGATTCAAAGAAATATCAATCATTAAATTTCCTAATTGCCTGACTGATTCGCCCAAATTCTTCATTGCGCCAATTAGGAGTATCCTAGCCGATTGGGAAGCCTTAATCACGGATGTCGCTTTCTGGCTCGCTTCCGGCAATACGCCCATCTCACTTTCAGGCAAACTTGCCTCACTCATTGAATCCTCAATTTCCTGCAAAGCCCGATATGAACTTCCGGTTCTCGGAGTAATAAGCGACTGGACTCTGGCATTAGGATTCTGAGTGGAAATTGACGCACCCGGAAAAATAACTCCAGTATCAACTTTATCAAAACCAATAAATGCTTTGGGTTCTTCCAAATCAAGGACTTCCCGGTTCATAGTCGTCCGATATATTTCGTCAACCAATCGGTCGTCCCAACCCACCTCTTGCATCAAGCTCGTATAATAAAAGAAATGTTCGTTGCTTCGGTGATAACCGAAAGGAATAACATTGTATTTCGGCGCATTGCGGTTATCCCGGTGCCTAATGGGATTAGCTTCGAGTTCGCTCTCGCCAAAATAAATGCCACCAAGAAAAACTGTTTCGCTGTCATCCCGCCTATTCTCCCAGACAACTTCTTTGACCAAAAAAGGATGCTCATCGTCCTTAATGTCGTAAAACAAACCATTAGTGTCATCGAAGACCGTCATTCTGCCTGGTTGAAGACAATCCCAGTTTTCATGCCGGCCGTATTTTGCTTTTAATTCGGAATAATCAACCCAGCGGGTTTTCAGGATTGTGCGTTGTTTTTGGATATCTTGTTCGAAGGGATTACTCAAAAGGATTTCCTCGGCGGATCGCACCCGAAAGACGGGACCGGAAAGAACCTCGTCCAAGACTTCCGTGATTCGAAGTCCGTTATCCGTTTTTTCTTTGATTTTTTGAAAAATTTCGCAATAATCCGCCTCGATAAAAGTCGCGGGGCTGACCAGCATTCCCATGGAAGCCAGAAGGAAAGCCTGCCGATAATTGGAATTAATCGTTATCCATTCCAGAATATCCCTTAAACTCCAAGCCATTGTTCTGTCGTCCATCTGCGAAGAATTCTGCGGCTCAACCATCGGCACAACAAAAGAAGAAGTCATATGAGCATGCATGGCAAAAGCTTTTTTTCTGGCCAAGGCCCGCGTGCCTTTCCATTTCCAAGATTCATTCGGATCTTCCACCCCTTCATCCACAAAAGCATGAAAGGTTTTTTGGTCGATATTCCTCCTTTCTAAAATAGAATAATTGTTCAATTCCGGCCAAGCTCGATTCAGAACATCAGAACCATAAGAATAATCCTTGCGGACCAGCGTAGTGAAATCAATAACCTCTTGAGACGGCTGATATAAAGATAATTCGGAATTTTGTTTTGTAATATCTCCGATCATTTTTATTGTTTTATTTGCTCTATCGCCTTAATTGCCTCATTGATGCTCAATAGATTTCCATACATTGACGAAGCCAAACAATGAGCTATCTTCATTAATCCCAACGCCAATTTGTTGCGGTCCTTAATAATTGTCTTGGCGAAACGATACTGCTCGCGATAAGCCGCCAATTCCTCTTCCAAGCGGAAATTCGCATTGGTCAAATATTTATCCCACCACGCTTCCGGATTATTTTCTTGTCTTTCAAGATGAACCAACTCGTGCGCCATTGTGTCTTTGGGAATATGAACGCCGTCAGGATTGTAAATATCCGGCCAATAGGCATAAATCATCTGCGAATTGTCAAAGGTATAACTCCGAAACGCCTTTTGGATTCTTTCAAAATTAGGGGGATATTCTTTTTTGACCATGTTTCTTTTTATTGTTTTTCAAAAAATAAAAAGGCCCTTGCAGACCTTTCATTTCTTTTGCAATTTTATTTACTTTTATTTAATTTGCGAGCATTATACCATAAAACGATGTCAAATACAAGATCCCTCAACCCCGCTGATTGTATCCTTTCCATTTCGGTTTAAAAATGCGTGTCGTCCCTGCCATGTTTTTTTCTTCCACTTGGAGTTGGTAGGCGGTGGCATCCAAAACATCATCGGTAATTCCAAACGGAAAATTCATTTGTTCTTCTTCCAACGCCGAACATTGTCCTTCAATATGGTAAATCGAACCCGAAGCGTATCTGGGAATTAATCCCCTTATTCTGATTTCTTTTGCCGTTTGTCTATGACTTAATTCCATAATCGGCAGAAATCTCGCCCGTTTTCTTTGCTCGTTGTCTAAAAACGGCTTCAGTCCTTCAAGATAAGCGGTTTTTTCAATGCCGATAACATCATAATGGTTTTGTTCATAAAGCGAAAACAAATTATCAACCAATTCTTCCGGTCCCATTTTTTTTCTCCAGGCCCGCAAATGCCAAAAATTCTCGTTGTTTATTCTATTGTCGCAGAATCCCGTATTATCAGCATAAGTTTGTTTGCTCATCGCCGTATCAATCGTCAACACTCGGCGGCAATTCATTTTTTCCACTTCTTCCTCTCTGATCCTTTTTATCCATTGCGGATTGAATTCTTGATTCTCGGTCAAAATCGGAGAACTCTGATATAATGCCTGCCATTCATAAGGCCCAATAGAATTTTTAATTTTCAAAAGAGTTTCTAAATCAAATCTCTGAGGCCATAAAGGTTCTCCTTGTTTCCTGTTTTTGCCATCCCGTATCGCAATCGCCGGAAAGGAAATAATTTTACATATCTTGCTTAACTCATCGCTTGCTAAAATTCTTCCCGCTAAATCGTCCAAATGCCAACGAGTCATAATAATAATACAAACTCCTTTCGGCTCTAATCTGGTAAAAGCGGTGGACAAAAACCAATCCCATATTTTATCCCGATATACCTGCGATTCGGCCTCTTCTCTGTTTTTGACCGGATCATCAATAAGCAAACAATTCGCGCCCCGACCAGTCAAAGCCCCCCCTATTCCGACAGAAATATAACTGCCTCCTTTTTTTGTGCGCCATCTTCCTCTCGCTTTTTCATCTTCTTTGAGCTCTAATTCGGAAAAAATCAATTTATATTCTTCGGAAGTTGTTTTTTCTCTGGTTTTGCCTCCGAAATCTTGAGCCAATTCTCCCGAATAAGACGAAGTGATAATTTCTTTGTCGGGATTTCTGCCTAAATACCATGCGGGAAAATCTATGCTTATCTGTTGAGACTTTCCATGGCGCGGAGGACTGAATATCAATAAAATCTTATAATCCCTATCGCCATATTTTTCAATGAACTCCAATTCCTGAGCTATCCGTCTATGGTGCCAATTCGGCTCGTATTTTGGATTGGTGGCAATCTCGAATGGAATGAGATTGTTCCTTGCGGCCGATAAAACAAAGCGAAATTTTTTCTCTTGGCTTAATGAAGTTTTCAATTTGCTCGAAGGTATTTTCTCTATATCCATAAAATTTGTGAAATTTAATATGACAATCTCGACAAAAGGTTATCCCATTTCCAAAACTAAACCTAAAATCCTTAATAGAAAAATTAAGAATATGATGTGGGTGTAATCGACCTCCTATTATAAAACATTTTTGACAAGTAAAATTATCTCTT